ATTAACTTAGAGCGAGATGGATCGAAAGGTCCTTCGCGAAGCGCAATCCAAAGCAACCCTCGAAAACCTCGAGGGTAGTGTAGTCACCGTACTACACGAATGTTCCCTTGAGGAACGTCAATACCTAGAGAAAATCTATGGTAAACCTGTGCTCTACAAACCTTGCAAAACTAGCGCACACCCAGTCTTCAGTCATCTCAATGACCACGCCCATCAGAAGACCGCCTCTTTAAGAACACGAGGTTACGAAATCGGGGCGAACCCGACCAAACTACCGACCGCGCTCCATGGCTGCTCCATCAACCAGACAGCTCGCGACGAAAAACGGCATATCGAACACTGCATGACTCTGGCGCGCCGCAACGATCGTAACGCATTTCAAGACGCGTTTCTCGGCGCTTTTAACGGACAACCCAACGGAACTTACCACTTCAACGGAATTGAAAACGAACACACGCAAATTGACACGGCTATCGCAATCCACTCAATGTATGACATCACCGACGAACAAATCGCAAAATTCTTGGAACAAACCGGCTGCAAAATCATCTACATCTACCTACTTTTACCTGCCGACCTCTTCGACAAAAGGGTTACTTCACCTTTCTGGGACCTCGCCGAACACGGCAACGAAACCACGATGACTTTCCGACGACCCAACGGACCGCACGCAGCTCTCGGCTACACCCACAACACCGAAAATTGGAAACGATGGATGAACCGCACCGGAACATCAGTGGGCGGTGTGAGTTGGATGACCGAAATCAACGAAATCATCGGACCGATGTGCCAGATAACCCTGGTACGAACGACTAAACCTGATCGCATCTTCAACACCATCGAACTTCAATGCGACGAAATGGTCCTTCTCCCTGATCATCGAAAATTCAAATACACGAAGGACTGTCATGTGATTCCTTGCCCGCGATACATCTTCGACGACGGCATGACTTATGCCATGTCGCTTGCAACGCCACAATTCACCCTCGAGACGTTACGGGCCTTTTTTCGCGGGAAGACGCGCGGCATCAAGATCGGCGAGATCGTGCGTCTGGAAAGCTGGAAAGTCGACAACGAAACATTCATGCGCGTCACCCAAGCTGTCTACATGATAGCTTACTCCATGAGGCGACAAACCAGCCGCGAAGCTCTCCTCGCTCGCGACATGGTCGTTGAACACGAAGGACGCAAAGAGAAGACGAAGAAATTGGTTCTTGGACGTGCCTACAAAGCCTGGTACAGCACGAAGGACTACTTTAAAGGACGACACCGGGGACCTAACTACCCCCGAATGACCATCAACATCAGTGAGGATTTCGCTCACGAACTTTACGCCAAACCATTCTCCCGCATCCAAATCGAACAGAACTTCCACGATGCAACCCCGTGGAACATGGGAATGGATATTGAACCCAATGTACCCGTCAAAGAACAATGGGGCGAGAATGAGTTGGCCGAAGCGACGAAACTCCTCAAGGACGAACAACGAGGTGGCAACATCTACCTACGCGGCATCAAGATCTTCGAAGGCCGTGGTAAGGCAGACGTCAGGATGCTGGTGGGACCACCTGGATGCGGTAAGACAACTTGGCTGCGTAAGACTTTCCCGCACGCGGATGTCATCGTACCTGCGCGGAAATTGATGCAAGACTACATCGATGCTGGGTTCCAGAAGGTTAACACGCATCACGCGGGTCTACGCGGAGTGGGAGAGTTGTGCATCATCGATGAGTGCTTCCAACTTGACATCGCCATTGTCAATCAGTACGCCCACCGCTACAAACGTGTCGTGGTGATCGGTGACCCGCTCCAAATTGAGAGAATTGACTTCGAGAAGATCGGTTGGGATAAATACCGCATTAGACCCAACATGTGGCCAACCTTCTCCATGAGCAACGTGACCTACCGCTGCCCGCAAGACGTTGTCCAAATCCTCCAGCACGTTTACCAATGGGAGGGTAAGAGCGGCGTCCGCGAAAGCATCCACTGTCAGCCAACACGTAGTTTGGACTTCAGCATGACCAATCAACCAATCATGACTTTCACGCAGCAAACCAAGGGTTGGTTGGCCAGTCGAGGTTATAACTCAATGACGATCCATGAAGCTCAGGGCCTGACTTTCCAAAACGCTGGTCTCTACTTAGATAACAACGAGTACGCTCTCTGCGCCCGCAGTCGTGGACACTTCATCGTCAGCCTGACTCGACACACCCATCAGCTTAAAATCTTCACTGACAAGGAAAATTTCATCTCCTTAATTCCGAACCTGTTGGAGGGTCCCGACAGCGTCATGTACGAACCTGTGAACATCGAAACGCTGTTCAAAGAACCCATAGAATGCCCAACCCCCGTGGTGAGTGGCACACATGGTGTTGAAGACGTGCTGGACAAGGTGACCTTGGGTCAGACGGATCGTGAACGCATCCAACCGATGGAGATACCGATCGAAGCGGATACCACCGGGCAGATCGGAGAGATCGTCGACAAAGTCGATCGTGAGGAAAGCATCGTCATGAAAGGTAAAAGTTACGCGCACATAACGAAGATCAGTGACCAACAGATGACCGTGAACACCTTGATGACGCGATACGCCAAGAAGGTGTTTGCTGAAGAAGACGCTTACACTGGTGAGCAGTTGATCCAACTTTTACAGACCTGGATCTTCGGGGAGGGCGAGGCGAACTGGCCCCAAATTAAGCAGGACGATCTAGATTTCCACACGCTAGATGCCTTGCTCACCATGTACAAACGTAACACCCTCAAGGACACTCATGCATTCATGGAAGATGGGGATGACGAGAAAACATTCTTTCTGAAACAACAATGCAAGGTGAAAACAGCTGAGATTGACATCGACGAACCTGAACCTAAGATGAACGGGATGTACAAAGGTAAGGTAGGACAGGGTGTGTCCGCATGGGCTAAGCCGATGAATCGATTTTTCGGACCGATAGTCAGAGCCATGCAGGATGCTTTTAGTGAGGTTCTCATCGGTTCACGTAACGAGACCATCTTTGCCTACAACGCTTCTGAAAAGAGCTTCGATGACTTCTTCAAAACGGTCTCCGGGTTTGACGGTGAGACCATGTGTGCTGACATAACCGAGTTCGACAGTACCCACAGCGAAGCAACCATCGATTTCGAGGGTCGTCTCATGGTTTTGATGGGCATCCCAGAGAACGTTGTGGAGATCTACAAATCTCTGCGCCAAACTTGGACTCTAAACACGTTCGCTGGCCATCGTCTGGCCGGAAAGACCAAACAACACAGCGGTCAACCATCCACGCTATTCGCTAACTCACTTGTGTGTTTACTCGTAAACATATCTATGCTCAACCGTGAACAAATCCTGAACGGGGACTATGCTATCGCCATCAAGGGTGATGACTCTTTCATTCGATCCAAGACGGGACCCATCAACGCGGCCGTCATTGAAGCGAAGCTTAAGATGAATGCAACAGTAACCTCCGATCAAGAACACGCTCCGCAGTTCATTAACAACTTCGTAACACCTTTCGGGCTTGTCCCGGACGTGATTCGACTGGCAGCAAAAGTGAAAAGCTACGACTCTCGGACGCACAACAACTCAAAGATTCGAGGACCGAATGTGACGACTTATGACGGTAAGATCAGCGGAAAACATCACGTTGCGCTGGCTGGCACGGTTCATCCAACTTGGGACCTGCTAGCTCAGATAGAACACGCTTATTATGTCCTTGGCGTTAGAGACATAAGCACAGTTTACCAATCGAACGTAAACTATTCTCGCATCACGAAGACATGCCCGCACGTACGCCTGCGCATTTTCGAGTACAAACCTTTCTCCGAAGCCACAGTGCGCGAGTTCCAACAATCTGTCCGCGATCGTTTAAAACCACTTCGAGACATCAAGAGACGAAATGCTGGGCTCGCTTGTGCTGCTCAATTTTACCAACAAGACTACAACGCAGTCGAAATGACCTACAACTGGTGCAGCACCTTCGCCAACTGCAGGGACCTCATGCAACACTTCGAAAAGGTCCGGCCAGCACTGGCTCAAACCGTGATGGCGGAAATTCGTAATCAAGCCGATCAGTACTACCGCAACGAAGTGTCCAAACCATCGGGCACCGACGGAAAGATTCGGAGTTCATCCAAACTGCGCGACATCCTCAAACATCTGACCTGGGACAAGTTGTGTGGTGGCAAACCAGCCCCAGAATACGTCAGTGACGCCAGTGCCGCTCCTGGGGGTTGGCTCAACCTGCTCACCGACGAACTTGGTGACGCTCCGATCGCTTACTACAAAACCGGAGCACTCAAAATGATGGCCGCTGAACCTGGAGTGCAACTTGGCTTGAACGCAATCATGAACGGAATGCCACACAATGGGCGGTATCAGATTCTGAATCTCACTGACACCGAGTGCGAACAGGACTTCCTTCAACCAGTCCACCGTCGCGATCATTGGATGTTGTTGTGCAAGCGTAAGGATAAACGAATCTTGTACGACTCGCTCATTGAAACTGAGATCGGGGAATCCACCGCCAACGAACTCAACGCGGAATACCGAACTAGTGCGTTGCAAGACGACGGGTGGAGTTGTGGTTACTGGGTAATCAATATGGCCTGGGCTCTTCAAGGTGACACTGAAATCGACACCACCCAAACAGCGCCTGCTCGACCGGTAGACAAGATCGAACTTAACGATGAAACGGAGGTCCTCTTCTGCGACGCTTCCGCCGGACCGGCGACTGGTGAACCAGACGTCGTGAAGGCCAACATTCAAATTATGCAATCCGGCAACCTGCATCCCGCTAGCTGCAAAATCATCAAACATCAAGCCGAGGTCGCACTAGACCCGAACTACCATTACTTCAGAGCTCGCCACACCAACAGCTTTTCATCCGAATTCTACGCCATCACCCCGAACGAAAGCTTGAAGGCTGGTCAAGTCACTGTGCAATGCCCTGAATACGTGATGAAGGAGGGCAAGAGAACGCACAATGCATGTGAATGCACAACTGTCCACGATCTTGACTCAGACTTCTCGCACCGCCTCAGGGGCGAACACAACGCTATTCAAAATTCAGACAATCAAACTGTTTCTGACAACACCGTTATCAGCAACTCAAACCAAACCAAAGATGGCAAGATACAACCGCAACGGGCGCCGCACATTTATGGGGGTGCCCAATCGCTCCGTGATGATGAGGAGGGGAATGCTACCGGGAAGGTATCAGAGGGGTTATCTACGCAGCGCAAACCGAGGCGTCGCAATGACGATTCGAAGCTCGTGGCAGATAGCCGGTCCAACAATCAACAATGGTGGCGTAAACCTACCAATCGGCCCGTCGACGACGGACTACGCCGGGTCGAACTACGTAGTTCAAGCCTCGACGTACAACTTCCACCGAACGAACCACGTGACCGTGGACTTCATTCCGTCACAAAACCGATACAACGCAAAGAACCAAATCGCAATGTGGATATCTTCCGACCCCGCCGCAACAATACCCGCCAACGATCAGCTGATAAGACAGCAGTGCCTAGCCGCTCAGGGGACCGTATTCCATTCCGAGTTTACGAGAACAGCAACTATGCGCGTTCCGCCTCGTAAAGACTTCAACTTTTCTACGGGGCAGGGGGACAACTCCACCGGAACTGCCTTTGAACCACAGGGACGTATCTTCGTGGTACCTCTCTCTGGCACCGACACAACTGACTTCACTTACGGAACACTCAACCTCACTTTTCATGGAGAACTGAGCGGACCCGGAACTTCTGTCAACACCGCCACCTTCGTGGCGCCGGCCGACCCGTTCTCTTTCGAAGATGTGCACGACTTCACCAACTGGAGCCTCGCTTCAAAACAAACGATCCACGAACGAATTTACGACATCGACACTACCACGTACTTACTTCTCTTCGACACGCCACCTTACACCGATGCGCGTGCGGTCATCTACGTTTACGATCCAACCAATCCACCTGACGTTGACCAGTACCCGCTCTTCTTAGATCGAAAGAATCACTACAAGTACACCGCAACCCGACCAACTTCTGGTACGTTTTACGAGAACGTCGACGGTGTTTGGACGATGACTACCGACGACGCCGGATTACGCGTTAGCTTCGGACCTGGGGTTTACCTCCCTGTGACCACAAGCATCACTGATCCAACAATTCGAACACTTCCATTCAACTCGACACCATCTGATGCTTCAGGCAAACCGATGCTTGGAGTCGACGAAAACAACAATCCGACTGCTCTTACCACCGACTCTCAGCTCAGACAACAACTTACGACGCTCATCCAACGCCTTCAAGATCAACTTAACAACCAGAACAACGCAATTCTTCAACAACTGGATGATCAGCATGTCACCATCGATAATCCAACTCTCGATGTTGACGTCAGCAACACGCCGCTACCAGTGGAGATCACTGGTCAACCCATTCAAACTTCAGATGACAGTGGTGCCGCGGAGGGCATCTTTGACATCTTGGGCGGCCTGATCACGCTTATTTAAATGCAAGCGCTCAGAGTGACAATTGCTGAACCCGGTCAACAAGCACTTCGTGTGCAAATTGTCGGGAATTCCAACGACGGTCAGCCTTTCAACACTCAACTGACCATCCTCACAACAGCCAACTCAGACCACACTTCCAACGTGGGCGATAACACTTTCCTTGACGCAATCAAACTTCACTACGATGGTTCCTTTTATGCGTTCCAAGATGACGACTTCTTACCTTACAATTTCGAATGCATCGCACTTTTCCAAGGTTCAATTTTCCTCGGCGTCGCCGCACCCTATATTCGTGTAGGACCTGCTAACGATCCCGCCGATTCAACTAAAGCCTGTCAATTTCCTTTGCCTTTTCCTTTGGACGTTAAAATTAAGAATGTTTCCAATTTCCAAAACGCCGACAATTTCTACCCTTGTTTTGCTACTTCTAACATCACATGGGGAAACATTCGAACGCTTATCAAACCGATTTAATTAATTATAAATGTCACCTGAACATGAATTCTTCGCGGCGCACTTTCAGACCTTGGGCTTCACGCTCGAGGTCCTACAGACCATCTCCCCAATTCGCACAACAGTCAAACTGCATTCGCGTCTCCACCCCACAAGGTATATCCATCTGTGTTCCAAATCAGGGACGATATCCACCAAACGACTTCTCAAGATCCTCCAGGAGGCGTCCGGCCTCCAACCGGAGGCGATTCAATCGGCGATAATCAACGATTGCATGCAATGCGTTGACGACGCCCAAAACCACGACTGGCATTTTCATTTGCCGTTCCTCAACAAACCACAGGAGAGGTAGACAAGCCTCGAGCCGAGTCACTTCTCCTTAGTTTTAAGTTATCAATTATTAATAAATGTGTTAAACCTATAACATATCACCTGGCATGTGAATAATCTGCCCCCCCCTCTTAGATATAGTTTCAATATTTAACAGGTTTCTTAGGTTAGTGTAGTTTTAGACGGGTTAAGCCCGG